ATCCCCAGTAAATGTGCTTTTGTTTGACTTGTCTGTCATTAACATAAATTTTCCCTTGCATACAATCCAGTATCACACTCTCATCTAAATCTGGTCTTCTTGATGCGTAGTATATAATTAACTCCACTTTAACATCTGTTTCAATAAGATTTTCCAAAACTGGGCATTGATCTGCAAATAACTTTTCGTAATCTCTAGCTTTTTGAGATTTTATTAGTGCCATTCTTTTTCCAAAATTTACAATTTTTCTAGAGTTTCCTTTACTTGCAGGTTCTCCCTCGATAATAAATTTAAATTTCTCATTATTAGTTATTGACATCTATTATTTTCCATTATAGTTTCAAAATAGCGTAGGAGAAGACACATGAAAATTACTAATAAATTTGGTATGCCTAAACCATTCGTGGATTTTGCCAGAAACGATAAATATAGTAAAGGTAAAGCTGATATATCAGTAACGACATTAATTGATAGTCCTAGAGTTAGGATTATGAAAGAGCAATATCATGACCAGATAGAGGTTGATGCAGTTGACATGATCTGGGCATTATTTGGTACTGCAGTTCATTCAGTATTAGAAAATTCAGAACAATCAGAAAATAGCATAACTGAAGAAAGATTATATTCTGACGTTGATGGTTGGGTTTTATCTGGTGCAGTTGATCGACAGGAGATAGAGAACAACCAGATAACTATTGTTGACTACAAAGTTACGTCAGTCTGGTCTGTCATATATGGAAAAATAGAGTGGGAAAATCAATTAAACTGCTATGCATATCTAGTAGATGATAAGAATGCTTTTTCCCAGAGCAACGTAACTAGCCTTAAAATATGTGCCATACTTAGAGATTGGAACAGAAAAGATAGTGAGAAAAAAGAAAACTATCCAAAAGCACCTATCGTGTTCGTAGATATACCATTGTGGAGTTACGAGGATAGATTGGCATATGTCAAAAAGAGAATGGCATTGCATCAAGAGTCCCAGATAAATTTTGACGTTCACCAGAATTACCCATTGTGTTCAGACGAAGACACATGGAAAAAGAATGACACTTGGGCAGTAAAGAAAAAAGGTCAGAAGAGAGCTATAAGAGTTTTAGATAGCGAGGAAGAAGCCATCAAATATATGGAGTGGCATAAAGAAACTGACAGAGCTTACACTAACAAAACAGATTTAGAAATAGAGTTTCGAGTAGGAGAACATACTCGTTGTGGCAACTATTGTGCAGTTGCCGATTTTTGTAACCAATACCAAGAAAGGATTAATAATGGTTAATAAAAAAAGGGACAAAACTAGTCCAAAAAAAGTTATAAGAAAAGTTAAGAAAAGTGGTTTGGTAAAGTTAAAGCCAAAGATAAATGCAACAAGACCAAAAGACAGATCTCTTATTGCAGAGCATATAGCTGAAGCTACTGGTAAGGGCAAAGTTGAAAAACCATTTTTCTTAATAAGATTATTTATAAAGATAAGAGATAAGATTAGGGAGTGGAAGAAGTTGTAATGGCAGAAATAAACGAAAAGTTAAGCAAACTTCTCAAAGAAGTTGGAGAAGTTGTTGATGTAAGAGATAAAAATAGTGCAGTTTGGTCTTTACCTCAAAATAAGAATGCTTTGATTGTAAAGCACAAAGCACTAGAAAAAATATCTGCCCATCTGGGTATGTGGTTTGATCCACCAAAGATTATTGAAAGCGATACTGAAAAGAAAATAGTGTCTTTGGTCGTTCAAGGTTACATAGATGATGGCAAGGGCAAGAATACTGCATGGTCTATTGGAGAGGTTAGTCCTCAAAATACATCTAACAAGTATGTGTATGCTATGGCAGAAAAAAGAGCCATAGATCGTGTCATTTTGAAATTACTTGGTGTTCATGGGGACTTTTATTCTCAAGCTGAGATAGACGAGGGAGAAGTTGCTAACAAAGGCACAAGTGATAAACCAGATCCTAAGATGGTTGCCATGATTAAAGAAATGTTTCTGACATTTCTAAAGGTGCAAAAAACCAGAGAGGAGTTGGTGGCATATTGGAAAGGTAATCCAGAGCCATTACGACAACTGAAAGCAATGTCTGAGGTTGCTCATCAAGAAGTAGAAGATGCTTTCAGAGAGAGAGCAAAAGAAATTAAACAAGGAGAAAACTAATGGAAGAAAACAACTATGGTGCGACTGGAGCTTTGTTTGTTGCAAAGCAAAAGAGAAGTGACAGAAGTCCAGATTATAATGGAATATTAGAATTGGATATGGAAGTTGTTGATGACCTCATAGCTCAAAAGCAAGAGGGAATAGAACAACCTAAAGTTAATCTTGTTGGTTGGAAAAAAGTAGCCAAGTCTGGCAATGCTTATTTGAGAATAATAGCCAACATGGAAAAAGAAAGAAAAGATAATCAGAAAGAAAAGGTAGAACAAAAACCTACTGAAGATAAATCTGATGATGAAATAGACGATCCAATACCATTCTAAAGGAGAGATAAATGGAAGAAGAAAAGAAAATTGAGGGTGTTAGTTTTGAAGCAGTCAAAACATCTATGATGCAAGACAAGAATGGAACTAACATAAAGCTAACCATACACCCTAATGATGTACCTCAAGATCTACACAAAGACTGGGTTGGATCAAGGTATATGGTTGTCATGGTCAAGGTCAATGAAGACGGAACACCAGATAATAGGGAAGAGAATGTCAGCACCCAAACATGAAAATAATGCAGATATATCCTCTGACTTCTTAACAGTAGATGGTGTTGCCAAGTATTTATCATTGAGTAGCAGTCTTGTTAGAAAGCTAATGAAAGACCCAAAAGAGAACTTTCCTAAGAGCTTTGAAATACTAAAGACTGACAAAAGGATAAGACACCTATTTAAAAAAGAAGAAGTTGCTGAATGGGTAGAGAGCAAAAGATCAAAAGGTTAAGGTTAACTTATGCGACCTATGTATGAAAATGACAACGACCTAAGATCAGAAAAAAATCTTATAAGCTACGTTTCAGATTGTTGGAACGTAGCTTCTTATAAATTACCAATGTCCTACAAAATAGATTATGCCATGTATCGTATAGATACTGGAACTTCAGCTAGTGCAAGTGAGAGCCTAGTGGGCTTCGCAGAAGTGAAGTGCAGAACGCACACTTTTGGGACATTTCCAACATATATAATCTCTCTGGCAAAGGTTATGGAAGCCAGAAAACTTGCAAGAGAAACAAACACCAAATCAATACTAATAGTATCGTGGACAGACAGAACTGGTTATCTTGATTTTTTTAGTCATCACCAGATTAGACATGGTGGTCGATCTGACAGAAATGACTGGCAAGATCAAGAGCCTATGTGCCACTTTGATTTAAAACATTTTAAGGGAATAGGAGTGAGAGATGAACAAGAATGTTGATGAAGATGAAATAGAAATGGAAAAAGCTAGACTTGATTTTATCAGAGAGCATAGAAGAGAGCCTACATATTACGAATTGTTTGGACACCCAGACTGGAAAAAGCAACTTAAAGAATGGCTTGAAAAGAGGGATAAAAATGAAACTAGCTGATGGATATGAAGATGCCTTTGTTGGCACTACTATAAGTGCCTTCAGTAGAAAGCAAGTGGCATTATACGATTATGATAAATGTATAATGATACTCATGCACGACAATAAATGGACTGAAGAAGAAGCTATAGAGTGGTTTAACTACAACACCATAGGTGCGTGGGTGGGAGATGACACCCCTATATTTATTAATCAACATAAAATAAATCAAATAGAGGAGTATGCAGAAGATGAATGATAAAATAAATAGACCAGAACACTATCGCAAAGGTAGAGTAGAGTGCATTGATGCAATCAAATCAGCACTTGGAGATGGTTACAGGTATTACCTACAAGGCAGTATCTTTAAATACTTGTGGAGATACGAACATAAACATAGCAACAATCCATTGGAAGACTTAGAAAAAGCACAATGGTATCTAAAAGAACTTATTAAGAATATCAAAAAGAAAAAATGAT